AGCATCGTAGCGAGCCAAGAACGCATCGGAACGCCGGGCGTTCGCCGGATAGGCGACGTGATGCAGACTCATCTGTTCGGCGAGGTCGATCCCGATATCACCTGGCAGTGGAACCCGCTGTGGGAGATGTCGGAGAAGGAAGCGGCCGAAGTGCGCAAGATCAACGCCGAGACCGCCCAGATCGAGATCGACAGCGGCGTGCTTGACCCGCACGAAGAGCGCCAGCGCATCGCGAACGCCGAGGACACATTGTATCCCGGCCTCGACATTGACGAAATGCCGGACCGCGAGGAAGTCGAAGGCGAGGTTTTGAGCGTCAAAGGGCGCCCGCTTGACGAGGAAGGCGACGGGGATAGTCTAGGCGGCCTGAATTGGCGGGAGGCAGGCGCTCATGGTGAAGGCGACGTTGATGGAACTGCTCGGGCTCGGCGGCGGGAAGCCGCTGAGTTAATGCGAACTAAACGAAGCGTTCAACCCGCTTGACCATGACGACACGCCGCCCGCTCCGCAGGAACAAGAGCGAAAAAATCCTGCGCCCGATCCGCGCGAATGCGGGCCTGGAACTCGCCTATCGCCGCAAGATTGAAGCGCTGATCGAAGAGATGGGCGCGAGCATCGAGTATTGGCTCTCCGCTGAATACCGCGCCAATCCGCCGGCTCTCGCGCAAGACGAACTCTCGGCTAATGCGCTGAAAGCCGCGATGCGGCGCCTCGCCAGACGCTGGCTCGCCAAATTCGACGAAGCGGCTGAAAAGCTCGGTGAATGGTTCGCGCAATCCGTGGCGACGCGCTCCGACGCGGCGCTGAAGAAGATTTTGAAGGACGCCGGCCTCACGGTCGAATGGAAAATGACGAGGGCGCAGCGCGATGTGCTGAACGCCACGGTCAATGAGAATGTCGCGCTGATCAAATCGATTCCGTCCCAATATCTGACGAGAGTCGAGGGGATGGTGACGCGCTCGGTTCAAACTGGGCGCGACCTTGGGCAACTCGCCAAGGATTTGCGGGAGCAGCTTGGCGTCACCAAGCGCCGAGCTGCATTCATTTCGCGTGATCAGAATAACAAGGCCACGGCGGCGCTAACCCGCGCGCGTCAAATAGAGATCGGCGTCGACGAAGCCATCTGGGTTCACAGCGGCGCCGGCAAGCACCCACGCCCTTCGCATGCGAAGGCGGGGCGCGACAAGGAACGCTACAACGTCGCCGAAGGTTGGCTAGACCCCGCGATTGACAAGCGGATATGGCCGGGAACGGAGATCAACTGCCGCTGCGTTGGGCGTCCTGTGATTAGAGGATTCGGCTAAACATCATGCCATCGATGCACGGTTCAAACCGTGCCGCTATCTCCCATGACATTGAGGAGATGCGGCGCGCAGGCCATCCGCGTGCGCAAGCCGTCGCCACGTCATATCGCGAGGCCGGCGAGGATGAATGCTGGCGCGACCGGTTCGTCGCCGCCGTGGACCTCGCCTATGGCGAGGATGACAAGGATGATTTTTACGACCGGCTGATGCTGGCGTTGTTCGAGACGCAGGCGGATGACGAACTTGCGACCGCGCCGAATGGCGGCGTTGCGGTTGGCGTGAAGCAGGCGCATGACGCGCTGGCCTTCGACCGCGCGAGCGTGCGCACCTTTGACGACAACGGCCACCTTCGCGTCGAGCGCACGCCGATCAGCAAGGCGGTGGTCTCCGAATATCTCGGGTCGGAAATCCCCGGATTCAAGGAACTCGGGATTGACCCCGCCAAGATTTACAAACTCTACCGCCATCCCGACGAACTCGCCAAGGGCGCCAAGAGCTTTGTCGGCAAGCCGATCCTGCTCGAACATAAGCCGGTATCCGCGGACGAACACCCGCGCGAATTAACCGTGGGATCGATCGGCGAGCCTGTCGAAATGGACGGCGACACGCTTTATGCGCCGCTCAATATCTGGGACGCGGAAGCGATCAAAGGCATCGAAAGCGAGCGGCAAAAGAGCCTGAGTTGCGGCTATCGCTATCAGCCTGAAATGACGCCGGGTCGCTCCCCAGAGGGCGAGCCGTATGACGGCATCATGCGGGCGATCGACGCCAATCATTTGGCTCTTGTGACAGAGCCGAGAGTCCCCGGAGCTGTGGTTGCTGACAGCGCCGAGAACCTGAACCCCAGCAACGCACAAGGGCAAAACATGAAGACGAAACCGCTCTCGCAAAAGGCGGCGCTGGCGCAGGGAGCGGTATTCGCCTTTCTGCGCCCGATGCTGGCCCAAGACGCCAAGATTGATCTGAAGCCGATCTTCGCCGACATCACCGCCAAGAACTTCAGCGCCCGCAAGGGCAAGCTCGCTCACGACATCAAGAAGGCCGTCGGCGGCAAGCTCGCGCAGGACGCCTCGATTGACGGACTCGCCAAGCTGCTCGACTCGGTGGGCGAAGAGAAAGCGGTCGATGAGGATGCGCCGATCGCAACGGCTCCGAAGATCGGCGATGAGGGCATGGAAGATGTGCCGGTGATCGACGCCGGGCCGCCCGGCGCGAAGATTAAGGAGTTCCTCGCCGGCAAGTTGTCGGACGAGGACATGGCGAAGCTCGACGAGCTTTTGCAGATGATCGGCAACGCGGGGGCGGAGCATGAAGCCGCCGAATCCGCCGGCGCCGACGAGGAAGGCCCCGAGGGCGAAGAGACGCCGGAGGAGAAGGAAACGGAGAAGAAGGACATGGTGACGAAGGGCGCGATGGACGCCGCGGTAAAAGCGGCGACGCGCGCCGCCTCAGTCGACGCGGAGAAGAATGTGATGGCCCGCTTGCAGGGCATTCGCGAGGCTGAGCGCGCCGTGCGCCCGCTCCTCGGCGATGTGTCGCTTGGCCTCGATAGCGCTTCGGCTATCTACGCCGCCGCTCTCAAGGCCGAGGGCGTCAAGGTCGACGGCGTTGATCCGAGCGCCTACCCGGCGCTGGTCTCCATGGCCATCGACAAGAAGTCGGCTATCGCCAAATCCGCTCATCGTCACGACGCGCCCGCGCAAGCGATGGACGCCGCGGCTATCGACAGCTTCGGCAAGATGTTTCCCGACGCTATGCGCATCGAAATCTAAGGGGCCTGACACATGCCTTTCCAGAATCAAGCCTACACGACGCTTTCGCCCGGAGTTGAAGGCGATTTCGCGTCATCCAATCCGCGCGCGACCGTCCTCGCCGGCCCCGGCGGCCTCGTCGCCGGCCCCTCCGGCGTTTATATCGGGCGCTTCGCCTGGCTCTCGCCCGAATACCTCGACGCCGACAACGCGCCGACGGTCCTGAACAGCTACGGCTCCGGCCCGGTGACTGGCTTCGTCGGACGACGCGGCCAGGGGCTGATCACGACCTATCTTGCCGACAACGGCCTTCTAATCCCGCAGGGGTTACAGGTCGCGGCCTATAGCGAAGGCGACTTCTGGGTTCGTAACAGCGGCTCGGGGCAGGCTTTGGTTGGACAGGTCTGCTATGCGGCGCTGGCCTCCGGTCTGGCGAGCTTCGCCACCGGCTCCAGCGCGGCGTCAACCGCTTCGGGCTCGGCGTCGAGCGTCGCCGCGTCGACCTTCTCGGTGACGGGCTCCGTCCTCGGCAACGTGCTCTCCGTCACGGCGGTCGGCTCCGGCACGATCTACCCCGGCGCGACGGTCTCGGGAACCAATATCGCCTCCGGTTCGATGGTCTCCTATCAGATCTCGGGGACGGCGGGCGGCATCGGCACTTATGCGCTGAACATCGGCGAGCAGAGCGCGGCCAGCACCACGGTTTCCGGCACTTACGGAACGCTGACGGTCGGCGGAACGGTGACGGGAATCTTCGTCAACGGCGGCCTGCTGGCGGGCACTGGCGTCGCGGCGGGAACCTACGTCACGGCGTTCATCACCGGCGCGGGCGGCGCGGGCACCTACGTGGTCAACAACAACACTGTCGTGTCGTCAACGTCGATCTCCGCGACGACCAACGTGGCCACCAAGTTCACCGCCATGTCGTCCGGCAATGCTGGAGAACTCGTGAAAATCTCAAGCTGGCCTAACGGCTGATCGTGATTGGCCATAGCTAAGGAAACCGACAAATGAATGTCTCCGAATCTCAAACGTCGTGGCGCGCGCATCGCGCCGCGCTGGAGGCCCGCGGCTTCCATGCGCCCGAAGTCGTTGGTTACGCCACCGATGAAATGAAACGCGACTATCGCCTCGCGATGGACGCCATGCCGACGCTATCGACCACTGCGAGCGGATCGCTCCCGGCGCTGTTCACATCCTACATCGATCCCGACGTGGTTCGCATCGTGTTCGCCCCCGTTGAGGCGGCGAACATCGCGAGCGAGAAGAAGACGGCGGACTGGCTCGCCGACACCGCGTTCTTCCCCGTGGTCGAATCGACGGGCGAGGTTTCGTCCTATGACGACTTCGCGCAGAACGGCCGCGCCGGCATCAACACCAACTTCCCGCAGCGCCAGTCCTATCATTTTCAGGTGATGAAGGAATGGGGCGAGCGCGAGGCCGAGCGCTATGGCCTCGCCCGCCTCAACTATGCGTCGGAAGTTGATCGGGCGGCGGCGGAAAACCTAAACCGCTTCTTGAACTACTCCTACTTCTTCGGCATGGGGGGGCTCCAGCTCTACGGGCTCGTCAACGATCCGAACCTGACCGCTTCGCTCACCCCGACGGGCAAGGCCTATGGCGGCGTCAGGTGGATCAATAGCGGCGTCATCGTCGCGTCAGCGAATGAAATCTTCCTCGACATTCAGTCGGCGTTCTACCAGCTCGTGGCGCAGACCGCGGGTCTCGTCAAAGCGAAAGACAAGCTCGTTCTCGCCATGTCGCCCGGCTCGGCGGTGGCGCTGACCGCGACCAACAGCTTCGGCGTCGATGTCTACAAGCTGCTGGAGCAGAACTTCCCCAACATCCGCCACGAGACCGCCGTCCAGTATGGCGCGGCCAACTCGACCAACCCGCAGGGCGTCGCCGCCGGCAATATGATCCACCTCTTCGCCGAGACCGTCGACGGCAAGAAGACGGTCTACTGCTCGTTCACCGAGAAGATGCGCGCGCATCGCCTGGAGACCTATACGTCTTCGTGGAAGCAGAAGGTCACGAGCGGAACTTGGGGGGCGATCTGGAGATACCCGTTGGCCAGCACAACGATGGTGGGAGTCTGACGCATGGCGACTGTGACCGTAGGATGCAAATGGGGGCCGGGGCTGAATATTCGCATCGGCGCCTTTCACGAGATCACGGTGACGGATCGCTTCGGCGGCTTCCGTCAGGAGAAGCAGTGGCGCCCAGAGAAGACCATCGCCATCAAAGGCCCGAACCAGAAGGGGGCGATTCAGACGCAGGACGGCTATGCGCTCACGCATGGCGTTGACGCCGATGAATTCGCGCTCTGGCTCGACGCCAACAAAGACCTCGATCTGGTCAGGAACGGCCTGATCAAGGCGCATGAAAAGCCGAACGAGCTTCGCGCCATGACGCGCGAGGGCCGCGAGACCAAGACTGGCATCGA